TGCCTGTAGTGCCACAGAAGCGATTCTTCAGCACCCTGACATGGGTTGTGTTTCTCTCTACAGGGTCATCAGCCTGACCGTTTCTCTCTAGACCTATCACCATATCAGATAGCTGTGCAATGGATGCAGAGCCTCTGAGTTGCGATAGACTGCTCACAGCACCTTCCTCATGGCCTTTGCCGTCTGGTCGCTTGAGGTGACTAACCATAAACAATGTTATGCCTGTCTCTTGCACTAGCATTCTCAGCTTGGTGCAGATTTCGTCAAGAGCCTTGCGTTCATCACCGTTGCTCTGCGCTGACACAACAATGCTTACATGGTCTAAGAACAGAAACTTTGTGTCTAACGCCTTAGCCATGTAGCGACAACGTGCAATGATGTTATCAACACTGGTACTGCCGAAGTGATCAAACAAGTAGAGTCTGTTAGTTCCCATCGTAGACTCAAATGCTTCCCAACGCTCCTCTTCTGTACTCTCTACATCTGGTAGATGCAACGGCTTGTTAGCCGCCAGAGACATCAACGACAGCGCAGTTTTACGTGCATTCTCCTCTAGGAATAGTAAACCAATGTTCTCCTCAGAATGCTTGAGAATATGCCACACTATCTCTCTCACAAACTGAGACTTACCTAGCCCTGAACCTGCCGTGATGGTGACTAACTCAGCCTCCCTGATGCCATAGGTTAGCTTATTCAACTCAGCCCACGGGTATTGCACTGCGGCCTTCTCTACTGGCTTGTTAACTTCTTCCCAGAGACTAGCACCGTTGATGATACCGTCTGGAACAAACTTCTCAGCAGCCCAGAATGCGGCAATGAATTCTCTGGTATCGTTGGCCTTCAGGTAGTCGCAAGCGTCTTTATGGCCGTTGGTATGCTTCACAATGGCTGATTTACCACCAAACAACTCTGCAACCTCTCTCGCGGCCTTTGTACCTGCCTCATCTGCATCAAAGCATATAACAATAGCGTCAAAGCTATCCAGATATTCGTATGCGGCTTTGCAGTCTTTCAGCGCACCTCCTGCACCATTCCTGACACTGACGCATGGGTACTTACTGCCTTGCATTTGATATGCGGCTGCGGCATCAAACTCACCTTCACAAATGGTGATGTACTTAGCACCGCCATTGAATAGCTGTTGACCAAACAGACCAGTACCTGCCCAGTTACCAACATTGTAAAAGTTTTTGTCGGGCAGTCTGATCTTTGCCGCAATAGGCACATTAGCATCTGACGGGTCATGGTAGGCAAAATAGGTGCGGTCAGCCTGATCCAGGATTCCGTAGGTTTTAGCGGTGGCGGTGGTTAAACCTCTATCGACAATAGCTTGATAGTTACCTGTCGTTAGCGTTCTCTCTACAGCACTGAAGTCTGGTTTAGCCTTTGGTTCAGTAGACACCGGCACAGAAATATTCCAAGTCTCCTCACTAACCTGACTACTGGGCGTGTATTTATGACAACTGTGACAGAATGTACTGCCATTGTCGTTGATCTGTAGCGCATCACTGCTGCCGCAGTCAGGACATGGTTGATGTATTTTACCCACTACAGCACCTCCTCATATACCCTGCCATAGCTAACCAGTACAAAGGGTAGATGTAACAATATCCCTTCAAAGGGCATAGCCTCAGTCTGCTCAGTCTCTCTGTTATACACCCACACTGCTCTACTGTCGGCAAACTCAAGGTACAGCCCGCAACCGTTGATTAACTCAACACTTAACATTCTACCGAATAACATCATCATTCTTCTCCTCTATACGTTCGTTGTCATTTTCAATGTCTGCCAATATCTCAGCCTTAGCTTCATCAATCTCCCATTGCTCCATTGGCGGATATTCATCTGCGTCTGGCAAATCAAAACCATACGGCTCATCACCATGCAACCAATCTTCACAACTGCCATTCCAGTTTCTGCCCATTATTGTTTCTCCTCAGTAAATTTACTAAATATCATATCATACTCTGTACTCTCAGCGATGAATTGCACAATCACTGTCGGGTGTAGTTTATAGTGATTAGCGGCCTCTTGCAAGCTAAAAACACCATTGCTAATATCTGCTGCCGCTTTAAAGACTGCTTGTATCTCAGGGTCTAGCGTTCCTTCTAACATATATTGTTTAAACATTATAACTTTCTCCGTAACCATTGTGATGATTTTTCCTGCGTCTCTGTCTCAAATACAGGCCATATTGAACGTGTTACTTTCTTACTGATAAAATGCTCATCTGTAACAGTGTCGCCAGTGCCTACCCTACTTCTTATGGTAGTCGGTGACTGTTTAACACGCCTAGCTAGTTCGTGCATTGTATACAACTTACCTCTCACTAGTCTAGGGTCTGTTGTTTCGTTGCGGTAATACCTAATTTTACGTCCCATCTTTAAAATTTCCTCATTTTGTGGTAGAATATATGACTATATAGTTTCTTTAACGCTTTTTAAAGCACTTTAATGTTAATAATTAATAATTACCTCTTAAACATCTATATCAACGCTATTATTGACTATATAGTCCAGAATCACTCTCTCTCTAATCGTTGTTAACACTTCAACACCGCATCTATATGGTAAACTCTGCACTATATCAACGAATTCATTGATAGCAGCAGTCCTGGTGTCGTTGTCTTCTATGTCGCTGAAAAATGTAAAGTTACTCTCTCGCATTGTCACCTCTCTTGGTTAAAAAAGTCCGTAGCATTTGACACTACTCTCTCCAATGGTTCAACTATCCCAAGTCTATTTTGTGACCCAAACCAGGTTTTCGGTCACGTTTTAGTCTCTCTTTAGTCTCTCTCTCTCGCCTCGATCCTCATAGGGACTGTGTTGCTCTCTCTGTCGTCTCTCTGTTATCTCTCTATTACGGGAAACAAGTTTAAACCTTGTTAAAACACTGGCGACAATAGCAGATAGTGCTGTGCTGCACAGTAATATGTCATAGAACGCCATATAATGCGTTTTAACAGCGTTTAACTGTTTATTGGTGCTAGGGTATAGGCTGCAACTAAACAGCCTTAAAACGGCTTATATTAGCTAGGCAAAAAAAAACCCTAGCTGTAACACTAGGGCAAAGGATTGCAACAACACTAAGGGAAATTAGTTTGTAGGCTCTATAGCAGGATAGTCTCGACGCAATCGCGCCCAATGCTCTGCATTTGGTGAAACAACAGTGTATTCGTTTTTATCCAGTAGATAGTCGCCACAGAATATTAAACCTTTCTCAGCGTAGTCTGGCTGATTAGTCGCTATTGTCGCGCTGTAAACTTTGTTTTTATCCAGTGGCTGCGCTATATAGCTAGCGCACCTGTAGTTATCATTAGGTTTTATTAAAATGCTCATTGTCTTATATCCTTTCTAATGTTTGTTGTTCTAGCTCATTCAGTAATGTATCTAATGCTTTATTAGCCTCAGACTCAGATAGTTTAAATTTAATAACAGTTTGGCCTAGACTTTCAGCGAGACAATCAACAACTAGACTATTGCCCTGCCTGTTGATTATGTCATGCAGTGTTTTAACGTCGTTCTTGATGTTATCAAAATCGCCATAATTGCGTGTATTTAATGTATTCATTGCCTATGCTCCTATTAAAAATCTTGGATAATTATGCCACCGTCAAACTCTATGACAGTAGTATAATAGCGTAAATCGTCGATGTTGTTTATTTCTGTATTGCTGTAAATGTCTTTGATCTCAGCTAAATTACTGTACTCTGTAAACTCGCAACAAAGCGCAATTGAAACATCTAACTCATATGGCGTGTCAGTGTCTGTTGATAATTCGTCGAGCCAATCAAACAATGCGCCTAAACCTTCATAGCTAAACTGATCTGCGCGATTGTAGTCTGCAAAGGCGCGTCTAAAATCGTATATATCAATAGTTTTATAAATTCCTACGGATTTCTCTGGTTTATTAAAACGCTGTGCTATGTATTCGTCGCGCTCTGTGCCTGTTAATTCTACTGTGTAGTTTGTAGTCATTGCATTAACTCCCTAGTTAATTATTGTCGATAGTGGATTGTTGATCATAAAGAAAACGCCAGTAAACAGCAAATAATTCAAGGCTGC